CAAGTAGAAGTAGAATCACAAGACTTACATGAGCCAGATAGATTTTCACTTAAATGTTTAGAACAAATTAATCAAGCCATGCCACCAGTTGGTAAACTAATTTGGAGAAAGGCAATAAACAAATTATTAAAAGATACAATACCAATAGAAGCTCCAGAGTCTACAAAAGTAGATGTACAGCTTAAAGAATTATTGGTCGATTACACGACCAAGATACCTGGTAAAGATTGGGGAGATATATTACGTGGATTATCTTTTACAGAGGATGAGGTAAGTTATTTTAAATATAAA